ACACTTGGCAGAAACGGAAGTAAAATTAAAGGTGGTTGTCAAGATTTACTCATGACAACAAATAGAGGTGGACTAAGGATAGTTTATTCAGGTTCATCACAAGGTTGGGTTACAGCCACAGCAGGTAATGATGCAACTATGCAACCTGCTTTTATACAGGCAACTGGTGGAACTGAGTCAACATCAGGTGATTTTAAGATTCACACTTTTACGTCAGACGGAACTTTTACCGTATCTAAATTAGCAGTGGCCTCAGCTAACAACAAAGTTTCTTATGTGGTGGTAGCAGGAGGTGGATCAGGAGCACCATCACAAGGTTGTGTAGGTACATCGGGCGGTGGAGCTGGTGGTTTTAGAGAGGGCAGAAACAGTCCAGTAGATACTTATACGGCTAGTCCATTAGCAGCAGCAGATTCAGGTTTAACAGTCACAGCTTCAGCATTTCCAGTTACTGTTGGAGCAGGAGGGACTGCGGGTGCAATAACATATCCAAACTCAAAAGGTGTAAATGGTAGTAATTCAATTTTTTCAACAATAACAAGTGCTGGAGGAGGATTTGGCACAGGTGGTGGAGCACCAGGACCATCAGGCACACAAGTTCCAGGCGGTCCAGGCGGTTCAGGTGGTGGAGGAGGAACTTGTGGAAATAGTGGTTCCTCTGCTGATCCTGGAGGCACAGGAAACACACCACCAGTAAGTCCAGCACAAGGAACAAATGGTGGATCGGGCGCTGCAGCTGCTGCAAATAATGGAGGTGGCGGTGGAGGAGCAACCGCTTCTGGCACAAATGGAACATCTCCAGGAGGATGTGGTGGAGCAGGAGCAACAACAAATATTACAGGTTCACCAGTAGCATACGCTGGTGGTGGCGGAGGTGGTAATAGTCCATCTTACGCATCAACAGGAGGCACTGGTGGTGGAGCAGCTGGTAAAACAAGATCATCAGGAGCAGCTGCTAACGCTGGAACCGTGAATACAGGTGGCGGTGGAGCAGGTTCAAGTGGAACACCTTCAAACACAGCGGGCGGATTAGGTGGTTCTGGAGTAGTTATAATAAGATATAAGTTTCAATAATGGCTGAAATAAAAGTAGATAAAATAATTCCAGCAACGGGATCTAGTATAGCTTTAGGAGAATCAGGTAAAACTGTTACTATTCCTTCAGGAGCAACTTTAGATGCCTCTGCTGCAACTTTAACAAATATAGGTGCTAGAGTATCTTATTGTACTTCACTAAAAACTTCTCCATTTAGCGCTTCAGCTTCAAGAGGATATTTTATAAATACAGGTTCAGAGGTTACGGTTACATTACCTTCTAGTCCAAGTGTGGGAAATGAGATTATTATAATTGATGCAACGGGAAACGCATCATCAAATGCAATTACGTTGGCTGGTAACGGATCAAAAATAAAAGGTCAATGTGGTAATGCTGAATTACAAACAGACAGAGTAGGAGTTAGAATAGTTTACTCAGGATCAAGTCAAGGTTGGGTGACTGCTACAAGTGCAAATGAAACAGCTCCAACTTTAGCTACAGCTCAATACGTTGCTGCTTCTGGTGGGACAGAAACAACGTCAGGTAATTTTAAAATACATACTTTTAATAGCGATGGCACATTCTCAGTGTCTGCTGGTGGAAATTCTTTAGGTTCAAACACAGTTTCTTATGTTGTTGTGGCAGGAGGTGGAGCAACACAAGGTTATAGTTCAAAAGGTGGAGGAGCAGGAGGTTACAGAGAAGGTCTTGGATTAAATGATTCTTTCACAGGTTCACCCTTAAGAAACCCAACAGGAGTCCCTGTAACAGCTAGCCCGGGAAGTTATCCTATTACAGTGGGTGCTGGAGGTGCAGGGGGAACAGCCAATTATCCATCAACTGCTAGTTCATCTCAAAAAGGCAACAATTCAATTTTTAGCACAATCACGTCTACAGGTGGTGGTTCAGGAACAGGTGGTAGTGTAACTAGACCTTCCGATGTGGCTAATGGTGGATCAGGTGGAAATGGTGCAACTGGTAATACACCTCCAGTAAGTCCTCCTCAAGGTAATGATGGTGGGCCAAGTGGTGGAGGTGGTGCTGGTGAAGCAGGAGACACAGATGGTAGTGGACAAGGTGGAGATGGTGTTTCAACCGAAATAACAGGCAGTGCCGTTACAAGAGCCGGTGGCGGTGGTGGCGGTGGTGGAGTTGGAGGCGATGGTGGAGGAGGACCTTCAGTAGGTGGTAGCAGTGGGACTTTTCAAGCAGGAACGAGTGGCACAGCAAACACTGGTGGCGGAGCAGGTGGTGGTTCAGACTGGAGTTCAAGTGCAGGTTCTGGTAATGCTTCAGGTGGTTCAGGAGTGGTAATAATAAGGTATAAATTCCAAAATTAATGGTTTTACAAATTTTAATAAATAATATATAAGGAGAACATTATGGCACATTACGCAAAACTAGGAGCAAACAATAAAGTTATATCAGTTCATGTTGTAGCTGATAAAGATTGTCAAAATGCTAGTGGTGTTGAAGATGAAGAAGTAGGTAGACAGTTTTTGGAAAGAATTCATGGCTGGCCTCTTTGGAAAAAAACATCTTACAATACATTTGGCGGACAACACAAAAATGGCGGAACACCTTTAAGAGGTAATTACGCAGGCATAGGTATGACTTATGATGAAGACAATGATATTTTTATATCTAAAAAACCTTATGCTAGTTGGGTGCTTAATACAGCAGAAGCAAGATGGCAGTCACCAGTGGGTGATGCCCCAGAATTATCTGAAGAAGAAAGAGCAACTCATAGATATGAGTGGGATGAAGCGAACGGGAGTTGGAATAAAGTAGAAATATAATTTATGCAGAAGGTGGTGCTGTCTGAAATTGATTTGTATACTGGCGAAGTTGCGATGCCTAAAGGTTTTGATATCGACCTAGATAAAATAAGAAACGATATTATAGAATCCTACATACAACAAAAAAGAATTAATAATAATCCAAAAGCTTATGCTTTTGATGATTATGTTGTGCCTTTTTCACAACCATTACAATGGATGCAAGATTATATAAGAGATCATTGGAGAGTTGAATATAATAGAACTTTAGTGACTAAAACTATGCATGGTAATGTTATACATCCTAAAGAAAAATCTTGGACAAGACATCAAGTTGATCCTGTTGATTTACGTAACTCACCGGATTATACTTTAATTTATGGTGTTGATGTCGCAAAAGATTCTTCAGAATGTATTATTGAGTATGATGACAACAGAAGAAAAAATAGAACTTGGCATATACCTATAAGGAATAATTATTTTATTATGTTTCCAGCTACTAATAAATATTCTTTTTCACCCAACACTTCTAACAGTTTAAATATAATTTTAACAATTAACTATGAATATATCTAATTACTTTTGGTACTTTCAGTCTGCAATACCACCAAGAATTTGTGACATGATTGTACAATATGGTAAAGCAGAAAAGCAAAGAGAGATTATGGCCATCACAGGTGGTTTTGGTAGAGACAGAGATTTAGAGAAACAACCTCTTACAAAAGACGAAATAAAAAATTTACAAAAGAAAAGAGATTCAAATATTGTTTGGATGAATGATAGATGGATATACAAAGAAATTCAGCCTTATATTCATATGGCAAATAAAAATGCAGGTTGGAACTTTGAATGGGATTATTCTGAGTCTTGTCAATTTACAATATATAAAAAAGGCCAGTACTATGATTGGCATTGTGATAGTTGGGACAAACCTTATGTAGAAGAGGGTCCAACAAAAGGAAAAATAAGAAAGTTATCTGTAACAGTAACACTTACAGATCCAAAAGAATATAAAGGTGGTGAATTAGAGTTTGATTTTAGGAATGAAGATCCTGATAAAAAATCTAATATTAGAACATGCACAGAAATATTACCAAAAGGCTCGTTGGTTGTGTTTCCATCTTTTGTATGGCATCGAGTCAAACCAGTAACAAAAGGAGAAAGGAATAGTCTAGTAATATGGAATCTAGGTTATCCATTTAAATAATATGAAACAAGGCGGAAGTAGTACACCAAAAAAACCAGAAGGACATGTAGATTTTAAATCTGCATTTTATTTTCAAACACCAGTATGGGTTGCAGAGGCACCTATGTTTTTAAAAAACGCAATTAAAGTAACGGATAAATATATTAAGAAGGCTGATAAAATTTTAAAAGATAAATTAAAAGATGACCCTAAATGGAAAAAAGATATAGGTACGTTTGGTTTATCTAAACATAGCGAAAGTTTTTCTCAGGATCCTAAAATAGGAGATCTAGTACAATTTATAGGTCAAAGATCTTATGAGTTTCTAGATTGGCAAAGTTTTGATTTAAGAAACCACAGCTTACACTTTACAGAATTTTGGGTGCAAGAGTTTAGTGAAAAAGGTGGTGGTCATCATGATACACATGTTCATTGGAATCAACATGTATCAGGATTTTATTTCTTAAAATGTAGTGAGAAAACATCTTATCCTATCTTTCACGATCCAAGACCTGGTGCAGAAATGACAAAACTATTTATGAAAGATCAATCTAAAATTACACTAGCTAGTAATCAAGTGCACTACAAACCACAACCAGGAACAATGATTATATTTCCAGGATATGTTCCACATCAGTTTGCAGTAGATGCAGGATTAGAGCCATTTAGATTTATACACTGGAATATAAAAGTGGTTGAAACAGCAATATCAAAAGAAAGGAGTCAAAAAGATGAGCTTCAAAAAAAATAAATATTGTGTCATTAAAGAAGCTGTACCAAAAGAGATAGCAACATTTGTCTACAACTATTTTTTATTAAAAAGAACTGTTGCAAGAACCTTATTTGATCAAAGATATATTTCTCAATTTACACATGAATGGGGAACATGGGCAGACGATCAAGTGCCTAATACTTATTCTCATTATGCAGACATAGCCATGGAAACTTTATTGATGAGAACTTTACCTGTTATGGAAAAGAAAACAGGGTTAAAATTATACCCTACATATTCTTACGCAAGAATATATAAACCTGGTGATATTTTACACAGACACAAAGATAGATTTAGTTGTGAAATATCTACAACATTAAATCTAGGTGGTGATCCTTGGCCAATACATTTAGAGCCAAAGAAAAATGTAGGTATACCGGATGGTAAAAAAATAACCGTATCTAGTCAAAACAAAGGTATAACAGTTAATTTAAAACCTGGTGATATGTTAGTTTATAGAGGCATGGAGTTAGAACATTGGAGAGAAGAGTTTCAAGGCGACAACTGTGCTCAAGTATTTCTACACTATAACGACCAAAGTTCCAAAAACGCAGAGCAAAATATAAACGATCGTAGGCCTCATTTAGGACTTCCAGCTTGGTTTAAAAAGTGATATATCCTTA